AACGTTTGCGCCCCACGCAGGAGGAGCGAACCCCGGCACGTCCGTCGAATAGACCATCGTTCCGACGACGGGAGCCGCCGGGCGCGTCGCCCACGTCACCGTACGCACACCAGGGCCAAGCAAGAGGCCGTCGGCCGTCCCGGTGGGCGCCGTCGACGCCTTAACCCAAAGGCGATTGTCGTTAGGGTTCTGCCACATGAAGAGCGTCTGCGCCGCGAGCGACGAGTCGATGCCGCCGAAGCGCTGGAGTGAGAGCGCCGCTACGCCGAGACCCGACGGGACCGTCGTGCCCTCGAAGCCCATCGCGTCGGCGAAGGCGCGGTAGTCGAACCGGAGCGGACCGTTCGCGAGGTTGTAGCGCGTCGTCGACCCGCTCGGGTTCGTGCGAAGGAACGTCGACGTGCTCGCGTTCGTCTGCGTCCCGAGGATGACCGCGTTGTCGTAGAAGCGCGTCCGCACCGCTGACGCCGCGACGTCGTAGGCCGTTGCGCCCGTGCAGTCGACGACGCAGTTCATCACCGAGAGGTCTTCGCACGCCGCCGCGTAGACGCCGACGGTCGTCAGCGCGCCGTTCACGCCGAAGATCGTGCACCCATCAAGCACGACACCCGAAGCGAGACCCGTGCCGCCGTCGACCGAGAGGTGCCGCGTCGTCGTCGCGCCCGAGACGTCGAACGAGCAGCCGAAGAAGCGCACGTCGCGCGCCTCGCCGACGTCGACGTTCGAGTTCACGTTCCCGCGGAACGAGCTCCCGGTGAAGGTGACGAAGCGCGGCGAGAGTCCGCCGCCGCCCTTCACGACGAAGGCGCCCGAGGCGCTCGACTCGAACGTGCCGCCGCGGACGTCGACGAAGAATGCGTCGCTGCTGATGTCGAGGCCGACGCCTGTGTTCGACCGGCACCACGCATCGACGACGGAGACGTGCGCGCCGTTGAGAATGCGGATGCCAGACGAGCCGTGGTTGTAGCAGTCCACGCGCTCGATGACCGACTGCGACGTGTAGTCGAAGAGGATGCCTGGGCCGGTGCCCGCTTGCCCCTCGATGCTCATGTCGCAGATGTGGATCGACGTGTTGTTCGTGATCGGGTTGCCGGTCGAGCCGATCGCCGCGCCGAGCCCCACGTTCTTGATGACCGTCGCCTGACGACCCGCGCCGCGAAGCGTCTTCCCGACGCTAATGGAGTCGATCCAAAGCGCGGGGTCGCCGCTGAAGTCGCCGACGAGGTAGCCTCCCGGCGGGAAGTAGACCTCGCGCGCCGTCGAGTTGATCGCGTTGCGCACCGCTGCCGTCACGTTGACGAGGAACGTCGACGCCTGCACCGCCGCGATCTCCGCGGGCATCATGAAGTCGAAGACGCTCGTGAAGTCGCGCAAGCGCCCCTCGACGGTGCGCGTCGGCGTACCCGCGAGCCCGCGGGTGTAACTCACGTTCGCGCTCGAAAGGTTCCCCGTGATGACTGCAGCCGGGAAGCGATCGACCGCGTTCGGGTAGCTCGAGACGAGCGTCCCGTTCGCGTCGAGGATCTTGATCGAGTAGTCGCTCACGTCGCAGTAGACCGGCGTCGGCGTCGCCCCGTTCGCCGCGAAGCCCGAGCGCGTGCCGATGGGCTGCGACGCCGGGATCGTGAGCGCCGGGTCGAAGAAGACCGGGATCGGGTTCGCCTGCGCGTCGAGGCCCGCCGTGCCGATCCAGACGGAGCCGCCGTCGAGCGGTTGACCGTCGCGGCCGTGAAACTGCGGGAAGGGCTCGTGGACGGAAAAGGCGCTCATGGGGTCTGGTCCTGCGGGGCTTGCGCCTCTTCGGTGGCACCGGCGAGGAGCGCGTTTCGAATGAAGAGCTCGCGGTCGCTCATAGCACGGGGGAGCCCCGCAGCCTGCGCGAAGACGTCGAACCTCGGCGAACTCGCGAGCCGCCGGATCGCCTGCTGCTGCGCCGTCGGGTTGCCCGCAGAGTCCACGACGAGGCGCTGGAACTCAGGCGAGAGTAGCACCGCGTCGGCTGCCTTCGCGGCGGTCGTGCGGTTCTTTTGCAGCGCGGAGCCGAGACCCGCTGCAAGCCCTGCGCCGATGCCTGCGCCGCGGAAGCCCATCGCCGAAGTCGCCGCTTCAATGGGGAGTCCGACTGCCGCCTTCGACGCGATGCTGTACAGGGTGCCCGCGAACGAGTCTGCGTTCTCGAGCTGCTTCTGCGCCGACTGCACGCGCCCCGTCGGGATGTTCTCGCGCGTCGCCTGCGCGATCGACTTCGAGACCTTTGCGAGATCGTCGAACGCCGACTTCGCTCCCGGCGGGAGGTTCGAGAAGACCGCGGCCTCCGCCTGCTTGTTCTTCCCGAGGTTCTCGTAGAACTTCGAGAACGTGTTGAAGTTGAGCTCGCCGTTTTTCGTTGCGTTTCCGAACGCAGACCCGAGCGCAGAGACGACGACGTTCTGGCGCATCGAAGCAGGGATTGCTTTCACGATGCCTGCGAAGCGGTCGGCGTCGCCCTTCGAGAGTCCCGTCGTCGAGGTCGTCAGCTTCGTGACGAGCGACTGGTCGAACTCCTTGCCGAAGAGCGAGGCCATGTCGTCTTCGAGGCCCTTGCGCAGCTTCACCGCTTCCTTCGCCTGCGCCCACTTGTCGGCGACGCCTGCGGCCTGCGCGGCGACTTCCTGGTCTTCCGTCATGAGCTCGCGGAGCTGCTTTGCGATGCGCGTGCTTCGGTCAGGAACGACGCCAGGGCCTCCGGCGATCTCGCCGACGTCCTTCCGGAGCTCGTCGACGAGCGCGTACGTCGGCGGAATCTGCTTCACCGACTTGCCGCTCTTCGACGCGATCTGCTGCGGCGTCAGCTTCGCAAGAAGTTCGCGTTCGATCGGCGTGAGGTTCTCGACGCCGTTCATCTCCTTCGCGCGATCTTGAATGAACGCAAGCGTCTTGTCCGCACGCACCCGCGTGTTCGCCGGAAGCGCCTGCGCGATCTCCTCGTAGAGCTTGTCGGATGTGCTCTTCAGCGAAGCCGCCTGCGACTTGAGCTCAGTGCGCACGCCTTCGGAGAGCGTCGAGAGGTCGCGCGTTCCGCCGAGGTCTTCGATGAGCTTCGACGCACGCGCGCCGACCTGCTGGAGCCCCTCCATCTCCGCGGAGCGCGCCGCCGAGCCGGGGATCGACTTCACCGCCTGGCCGATCTCGCGCACGACCTGACTCGTCGAGACGTGATCGGGCTGAAGGTACTGCGTGATGCCGAGGCGCTCCGCCGCCGCGATCGTCTCCGGGTCCGCCTGCACTTCCGTTGCGAGGCGCTCGAGCGTCTTACCGCCGAACGGAGACTCGACGGCCTTCTTCGCCTGCTTCCCGAACTCCTCGACGGTGAGGGCCGCCGGCATCGCGCGACCGCTCGCGGGGAGCTTGCCACCGAGACCGCCTGCGATGACCGCCGCGGCCAGCTGCGCGCCGGGGCCAGCGCCCGCCTCGGCTGCGAGCTGCGCCGCCGACGAGCCCGCGATGTCCGATGCAATCTGCGATGCAGGCGCTTCGGAGAGCATCGCGCCCGCCGTGCGGACGAGCGGCGTCGCGGACTTCATGAGCCCTTGGCCAAGCGACACGCCCGCCGCTCCGCTCGTGACACCGCCCGCCGCGGCCTTCAGGAGACGCTCCGTCGCCGTCTGCGGCTCGGCGACGCCGGCGCGCGTCAAGAGCCCTTGCAGGTTCTCGACGAAGCCGGTGTCGAGCCCGAGAAGCTGCGACGCGCCGAGGGCCGCCGCGCCGAGGCCAGCGCCTACGGCGACGGGAACGCCCGCCACTGGCGCTGCAAGCGCACCGAGGCCCGCCATGACGGCGCCAGGGACAATCCCTCGCACCACGCTTCCGACCATGCCCGCCGCGGTCGTCTCGGGCACCCTCGCGCCCGGGTACTGCTGCGCGTACTCCTCGGGCGAGACGGTTTGACCGCCGGTGATCTCGAGCTCCATCGGCTCGCCTTCGGCGGGTGCGGGGGCGGGTGCGGGGGCGGCTGGCGCCGCCGCTTCGCCCTTCGCGACCTCGTACGCCTTCGCGACCGTCTCGAACTCGGGCGTGCCCTTCTTGCTCGCGTTGGCGACGATCCAGGCCGCGTACTCGTCAGCGGTCGCCATCACTTACCCCCGCGGAGGATTGCGTCGGCTTGCGCACGGACGTCGGCAGCAGGCGCCGCCGCAGGCGCACGCCCCGCCGGAGCCGCCGCGGTCTCGCTCCCCTGGTAGCGCTTGACGAAATCGTTAAACTTCTCGCCGGCCTGCACCTGCACGCCGCCGACGTTCGCCTCCGCCGTCGCGTTGCCGAGCCCGCGGAAGGTCGACGTCCACGCGGCGCGCGCTTCGTTCTGCTTCGCTTCGAGCTCGCGGATTTTCGCGAAGCCGGTGAGGAACGCTGAAACCTGCTGCGGGTTCGCGTTCTCGTCAGGGAAGCCCTTCGCCGCGAAGGCGATGTCCTTGTCCGACGCGGGGCCGGGCGGGAGGTTCTTGAGCACCTGCGTGTTGCGCATCCGCGCGTACTCTGCACGAAGGTCCGAAATCGCGTCAGTTTTGCCAGTCAAACGAGCGTAAAGTTCGCCCGCCGATGCTTGGAGGCCACCCGTCGTAACTTCCTCGCGATAACGCCTTGCGATCTCACGCATCCGCGCCGCGTCCGTCGACGCCTCGCCGGCCTTCACGACGTAGGTATCGATCTCCTTCCGAATCGGCTCGGGGAGCTGCGAGAGCCTCGCCCGATCGAGCCCGAGATTCGTCCACGCGCGCGCCGACTCGTCGGCGAACTTGCGCTCGTCGAGGCCGAGCCGCTTCGCGCGGTCGGTGATCTGGCTGTACATGTTCGAAGACGACGCCTTCTTCACGTTGAGCTCGGCGCGCTCCTGCTCCGACGCGAACTCGGCCTTCACCCCGGCGACGTCCGCTTCGAACTTCGACTTCAGCGCGTCAGACTGAGCCTTCGAAAGCTTCGACGGTTGAAGCTCTTCCTCGCGTCGACTTCCTTCAATCTTAACCAACGTGTCTGCGTACTTATCCATCCCCATCGCGCCGGCGGTCGCAAGATTGAGCGTCGACTTCGCCGCAGCGGGGTTAGTGGTGATGAGGTCAAGCATACGGCTTGCGGCCTTTGCCTCGTCCGTCTTGCCCGAGTTCGTGAGCGCCTCGATCTGGTCGCGAAGCACGAGTTGCGCCGAGACGCTGTCGCCAGCGTTGACCGCTGCGGCGACCGGGAGGAGCGCATCGACGCGGGCCTGACGCTCTTGCGTTCCGAGGTTCGTGTACTGCGCTTCGAGTTGCTTCGCCGCCTCAGGGAAGCGAATCATGAGCTCGTTGAGACCCTTCGCCGTGAAGCCCTCGGCGGTCATCTTGCCGAGCTCATCTTGAAACGCCTTCGCTCGGCTCGCCTTCGCCTGGAGCGCCTGGTTTTCGAGAAGCGTCTGCTGCTTCTGCGCCGCAAGCGCGTCGGTGCGCTCCATCATCGAAGCGAGCTGCACGCCCTGCTGAAGCCCCGCTGTCACCGCCTCGGCGGGGTTCGGGACGTTAAGCGTGTAGTTAAGTGGCTGGTTGAGGGATTGCACCATGACATCACCCGTAAAGTTTGCTGCGTTGCGCTTCGGTCATCGCGTTGTAAGCGTTGGCCGTTGCCGCCATGCCGCCGCCGCCACCCGTCCCGGCGCCCCCACCACCCGCAAGAGGCCCGCGGCCCATCGCCCCGAGCCCGCCGAGCGTACCAAGCGCGCCACCGACGCCGCCGAAGAGGTTCGACATCCCCTGCCCCTGCGCAAGTGCGCCGCCGGCTGCGGCTTGCCCCATCGCGGTGAACTGATTGCCGATGTTCGCCGCGCTCTGCTGCCCGAAGCCCGCCGCGCCCATCGCGCCCTGCTGCCCCATGCCGGCGAGTCCGCCGAGCTGCGCCATCTGCTGCTGAATGAGCTGCGAGAGCATCGCCGGGCGGAACTGCGCGAGCGCCGCTTGCGTGTTGCCGCCGCGAAGGCCACCCGTTGCGCTTGCATTCTGCAAGATGGCTTCTTCGCCCTGCTGCATCATCGCCTGAAACTGCGGGCTCTGCTCGAGCTGCGCGATCGCCGCCGCTTGCGCCTCGGGACCGGCGAGCCCGAGGAGCGCTTGCTGCTGCTCGAGCGCGCCCGTGCCCGCCTGCATGTACGGCGCGAGAAGGCGCTCCGCTTCGGCCTGCTGGCGACGCTGCTCGGCGATCGCCGACTCGCTCGCGGAACGCTGCGCGCCTGCGGCCTCTTCGGCTGCGCTCTTCTGCGCGAAGTAGCCGCCGACGCCAGAGATGATCGACCCGCCGATGATTGCAGTTGCTACCCACATGACGCCGCGAGCTCCATGGTTTGAGCGATACCAGATAGCAGCCGAGCGCGCACTTCCTCGTCGTGCGCCTGCCAAGTCTCGCTCTTTTCGATGAACGCTTCCTCAATCGCGGCCGGGTCCGTCAGGTCGGTCGGATAGAGGTTCTGAAGAAGGATGTCTTCGAGGACGAGAAAGACCTTTCGCCCCGCTGGCGCAATCCACACCATCGGCGCTTCGATGCGCCGCACGCCGTCTTCGGTCGCGAGGATCATCGCGCCGCGGAGGAGAATGTTCGTGTGCGCGCTCTTGTGCCGATGACCCACGACGAGCGTACCTGCCGGGATGACGCCTTGGCGGATGTAAAGCCCTGGGCCGAAGATGTGCTCGACAGGGCAGTCGACTTGCTCATGCTGAAGCATCGCCCCTTCAAGCCGCTCGATCTTCACGGCCTCGTCGTCGCGCACCGCCTCCGCAAGCGTCGTCATCCCTCCTCGAACTCCTTCTCTTCCCACGCCTGACAGCTGCGGAGGTCGTGGCACACGAAGGAGAACTTCGTGCAGAATCCACGGAAGCCCGCGTCGACATCCCACTGATTCCAAGGGATGCGCTCCATCTTGAGCTGCGTCCCCGGCGTGTTGTCGTAGTACTCGCAGTTGGAGCACCGACGACGCCGCGCCTCGGCCTCGTCGACCTGCATCGCCTTCGCGAGCGCGCGCCAGTAGTCGGCGTTCGCACCGCGCTCGTTCGACGGCTTCTCAGGGCCGAGCATCCAGTCCTGGATGACCATGAGCGTGTTCTTCTTGTTCTCGCTCGTGGACGGGAACGGCTTCTCGACGGGGATTCCGAGCATCATCATGGGAAACATCCTATCAGGTGAAGGTCACGCCGTTCGCGGAGCCGTAGAGCGCGCCCGCCGCGCTGGCGACCCATTCGATGAGCTGCCCGGGCATGAGCAGCGCGCCGATCACCTCGGGGCAAAGGTAGCACTCGCCGGGGAGGATCGTCTTGTCCTTGATGCGCTGCGACGCGCCAGCAGGGCCGAGCCACACCGAGAGCGTGACGTTGCTCGCGGTCGTGTTCAGGAAGGCCATGTAGTCGATGCGCGTTCGCGCGGCGGTCGACGTGTAGGCGGTGCCCTTCGTGTTGGGGACGAACGCGGGCGCGATGAGCTGGGTCGGGGTGACGGCCATGGTTCACGCCTCCTGCGTGACGGTGAGGATGACGGACGGAATAGCAGGGACGGGGGCCAGTGCGGGGAAGTGTTCGAGGCGCACGTTCACGTCGTCCGCCGACCACATGAGCTCGAAATATCCCTCCGGCTTCATGTCGAGGACGAAGTTCCACGCCGCGACAAGCTCGGAGTTGTTGCCCTGCAATCGAATCGAGGTCGCGCTATCGGGCAGATCCACGCCGTCGACGCGCGGCCAAATGAAGACGAGCGCCTGCCCACCGCTGGTCTTGTCGAGCTGCGCGGAGAACTCGAAATTGTACACGCCCGCGTCGGCGACGTAGATGCGCGAGGTGCTTACCGGGTCGCGCCAGATGCCGCGCTCGATGTCGCTCATCGTGAACGTGACAGGGTACGCCGTGTTGACGAGGACCGGGGCCTGGTCCGTCGTGTCGTGGAACGACGCCACGTTGCGCCGAAGCGGAACCTTCGGCGGGAGCGTCGCGCCAACCATCGCGAGGCCCTCGACGGCCACTAGGGCGCGTTCGGCAGCCTGAGCGACCGAGAGGGCGGTCGACGCCTCGATCGCCCCGTCTTGGGCCAATTGCGCGACGACACCGGCCAGCTTGTTGACCCCGGCGAGGGCCGCCCCGGCGTCGAAGCGCACGGAGTCGAGCCCGTCGGTCTGGAGCTCGTCGACCGTCGAGAAGAGGAGCTCGAACTGGCGAATCTGCTCGTGCTCGGTCAAAAACTGAGCGAGCTGGTCACGGGTGAGGCCGAGGCGACGGATTGCCATCACCACGCCAGGGGTTCGAGGTCGGCTTCGAGGCGCGCGACGGGGAGGTGCGCTTGCGAGTCACCGCGAAAGCGCTGGATGCGCCAGTTGCGCATGGATCCCTGGCGGCGCCACTCGATACGCTTCGTCCGCTGGCCGAGCGTCCCGACGCCGATCGTGTGCGGGATGCTCCACGTCACGCCGTCGAGCGAGTAGTCCGTCGAGACGACGGGAGAGACGCCGAAGGCGGGAGCGCCGGGGAGCGCGACGAGCTCGAGCGCGTTGAAGATGGCGCCCTTCGATTCGTTGTACACGATCGGCGTCGAGAACTCCCACCGCACGCGGTCGCCCCAGTGCGTCGAGACGTCCTGCGTCGTGCGCCCGAAGGCGGGCGTCGCCGTGTCGCAGACCTGCCAACCGTCGTAGGCGTAGACGAACCAGCGCGCGCGGTACTGCGCGAGGCCCTGAAGCGACGACGTGAGCACGAACCACACCGCGCCGCCGAGCGCCTTCGAGGCCGCGCCGTCGAAGACGAGCGTGCGGTCGGGGAGGTGGACGTAGAGGAGCTCGTGCCCGCGGTCGTTGCGCGCCTCGAGGACGGCGGTCGCGAGCTGCGCCTCCGTGAACGTCGCGAGGATCTCGTCGACCTCG